AAGAATATGCTTCGCTCAGCCACCAGTGCTTTGAGTACGGTGTGGTCTGGATGATCTTCCCAAGCTTTTCGGAGGCGAGCTGCTTCCGCTTCTGCTTGGCTATCTGTGCCAACCGCACTTGCTGCGTATCCCAATGCAAGGTCATGGTTCTCCTCGTCTTTGATGTTGGTGAGTAGAAGTTCACGAGCCGTTTCCGGCACCTCGGACTGTAGAGCGTCGTTGATGAACTCTCCGACAGGCAGCTCCAGTTGACGAAGTGCCAGAGCGCGGAAGATAGCCTCCTCCGCCCCTTCTTTCAATTTACCGGCGGTTGTTTGAACTGGGGTCCAAGTCCGCTTCCGTGCAAGCAATTTCTGATACGGGTTCATTCTGCGCAATTACAATCAGGTGCCGAATCCCCTTCAACAATGCCTACTTTCTTAAGAATGCCCGCAAGATAAGCATCAACATCTACGTCGCTAATTGCTGCGTAGGCGTCTGTCTTGTCCTGCGTATCAGACATTACTTGAAGAGAGTAATACAAACTCTTCAAGGGGGAGTTCAACCATCGTGACATAAATTTGCGGTCCATTGTTGTCATATCGGACCACCAATTCATAGAAATTGCGTGAGCCATTCCTGTGCTATCCATGAGCCGTTGCCACTCACAGTTCAGCTCAAAGAATGTGTCCCAACCAACCTCTTCTGCAGTCTCAGTTTTGGGGTGGAACTCATAGCTCTGGACGCCAAGAGTACTACTATCACGATCTACCTTTCGGCTGATCGGAGGTGCAATCTCAGGGGCTGTAGTAAACCCTTCACGGTCCACGTAGCGGTACGCACAAGAGGCTGTAGGAGCCACAGTGAACGCTCGGGACATCTTGTGGTCAGCAGCCACCTTTGCGGCCTCCATAAAGCCCAGCCAGAGGGCTTGTGCAATCTGACCAGATTTGGTACCTACGGTGCCAATACCGTGGTTGCGATTACGAAGGGCAGTAACAAATTGCCGATACGTCACCCCTTCAATGGCGAGAAGATTAGCCAGTCCAAGAACACCAAGACCAACTTGGTTATCTTTGCGGCTGTAAATTCCAGACTCATCGATCCCAGTCTTTTCGTAAAGATCGCACAAGAACTCCATGCCTTCTTTGAAAGCAGTGGGGATGTCACTGATCTCAGTAATCCCGAGGTTGATGTGACTAAGCAGGCAGGTGTCGCGGCTCTTGAGCAGGATCTCCTGGCAAACGTTGGAATAGATCCGCTCTCCGTTTGCGTCGTACTGCTTCTTAACAATCCAAACGTCACCCTTGCGGGCAGCGTCCATGATTGCTTTCAGCTTGTCGGGGTAGTTGATGATGTCAGGATCAACATTGACACAGCGCTTGAGCCAAGGAATACGAGCTCGATTGTAAGTAACAAACTCAAAAATGTCAGGGTGATCTGCGTCGCAATGAGCAACGATTGCACCGTTGCGGTACGTTCCGCCTCTGCGAAGAATCTCGTTGAACTTGGAGTAGATCTCCATGAACCCACAAGGGCCTGAAGATACCATTCCGTGGCTGTTCTTGGTACCTTTCGGACGAAGCTTAGAAAGGTGAATAGCAACGCCTGCACCATACCGAAGAGCTTTACTCGCAAAGATCCAGCTACCTTCCAAACCATCAGGATGCTCGTCCATCGTATCTTCGACGACGAACACCGTACAGCTAATCGGGTACCTGCGAGTCGGGTTCTCCAGCCAACTCTCCACTCGACCCGTCATAGCGATTGCCGAGTTCAATTGTTGCTTCGAGTTCATGTGCCAGGTCCAGTGCGCGGTTGAGTGAGGTGTGAACAAAGTCGTTCCACTGTTCTTCATCTAGTTGAGACAGTGGTTTGAGTTCGGGATGTTCTTTATCGTCCCAGAAGAACTGAATCATCCCTTCGCCGTTTTCAGATTCTTCAAATTCAGCTTCGACGTACTGCCAAGCTTTTTGAGGAATCTGTTTCAGCAATTCATCGTAAGGCTTCATAGGTCTGAGAGATCGGCGGGTTTGTAATTTGGTCCTTTCTGTACCTTTCCATCGACTTTGGTGAAGGGGAGCTTAGACCAATTGGAAAGATACACTCGCTCAAAAACATCATCAGGATCCACGCCGAGAGTATGAAGTAGACCGTACGTGACCCATATGAGGTCGGCGGCTTCTTTAAGAACCTGCGCACGGCCTTCATTGCGATAGGCGTACATGAGCTCATAGAACTCTTCCTCGACGTAGGTGAGCTGCTGTTCGCGTTGCTCGTCATCAGGACTGATTAGCTGGTCCGCTTTTTGCATCCAGCTCCGTACCAATTCGGAGTTCGTAGTCAACATCGTTAATGACTTCTTTGTAAAGGTTGAACTGTTTGGAGCGTTCAAGGTCCCAGGTCTCAGATCTCTTGATCAAGCGGTCAAGATACCACCGAGCTTTCTTGAGATCCTCGGTACCGTTCTTGTGTTGATACCTAGTGACATATTTGATCACGTTGCCTTCGACAAAATCAAAGGCGTGTGACTCAATGTAGTCAATACACTCAATTACTCCTTCATCGAAGGCGTAGTGCATTGGTCGGATGGGATCGAAGTCGGGGTCCATAGTTGAACTTCATCAAAGGTGTACTCGGTTTCGCGGAGGATGCGGGCAAGTCGGGCTTGAGTCAAGGCGTAGTCAGCACCAAAGCCTTTCTTCTTGTACTGAGCTACTACAGTTCTCCATGCGGAGGCCTCTGTAAACCCTTCCGAGGGAATGAGCTTCTCTGCTGTTTTCGGGCCAACCCCAGGGCAACCAGGATAGCCGTCAGTGGAATCACCGGTAAGAGCCTGACGATAGAAATAGACATCAGCTTCAAGTTGAGAAACAAGGTAGGTGTTGCCATCGTTGTCCAGATGTAACCCAGGGATCTGTTTGAGATCCTTGTCTCCAGACCAGATGATTGTTCGCTGCTGGTTTCTCGTAGCCAAGATGCCAAGAACATCATCAGCTTCAAGGCGGTGCCAGCACTCAGAAGGGAAAGAAGATTCCGCCCATCGACGAACCTCTCGATAGCCAACTGGCTTCCGGCGGTCCATCTTCTGACGGTTTGCTTTGTAAGAAGATTCAATCTCCTTCCGAAAGTTTTGATCCGCCGTCCAACAAAGCGTGAACTTGTCAGCTCCTGCTTGATTGACCTTGGTCTCCACTAAGGACGTGAAGGTGATCTGAGCTTCTTTAACTGGAAGGTGAGTTGTGATGATGTCAGGGCACCACTCAATCTCAACTTCTGCTGCAACAACCGCTTGAAACAGCAGCATATCTGCGTCAAGCAGTAGCCAAGTCATCAGGACCTCCTTGATGGGCTTTCAGCTTATTGACTCTTCCCAGGTAATCCAGGGCTTTTATGACGCCTTCAATATCGTCCCCGAGTTTACCGATACCAGTGTTGCAATTATTACAAAGCCAACCTCGATGCTCATGAGTCTCATGACAATGATCCCAGTGCAACTTCTGGTCGGTAGTACCGCAACATTCGCACGGTGTCCCTAGAGGTGGAGTCTTGTGTTTCTTTCGTATTTTGTAATACTCACTGTGCTGCTTACAGGCACACGACAAGCACTCAGGTCTACGCCAAGTGCCGTTACGACCGAACAGCTCTAGGGGTTTTGTTTGCTTGCAGATCTTGCAAGTCTTAGTGGCACTCGGCCCAGTTGTCTCCGACTTTGTACTCCGCACCGACTTCAACACGGAATCCAAGTGACTCTCCTGCCAGGGCAGCAGATCTAACTGCAAGTTCTCCGACTCGCTCGGCGTGTTGTTCGAGGACTGCGAATTGAATCTCGTCATGGACGTGAGCCAGGAATGACCAATCAGTGCCGTAGACAAGACCTGCTTTCGTGAGTTCATCGAAACAGGTGATGTACCAAAGCTTGCTGATTATGGCCCCTGCGCTCTGAAGAAGGAAGTTTAAAGAGCTATGTGAGGACCGGATTTGTATCTGTCTACCATCTAACGCCTTAACAAATCCTTCAGATTCTGCTTTATTCGTAACCATCTCAGTTAGCTTTGCCAGAGCAGGCATATTGCGGAAGTACTTACGCTTCAGCTTCCGTCCATCCTGTCCAGTAATAAGTCCAAGCTTTTCAGCCCCAGCTCCATACATCAGGGCATAGAAGAAGGTCTTGGCTTGGTCTCGTGATGATAGTCCTGCAGCCCTTTGATTCGCTGTGTGGATGTCACCGTTCAAGACTTCATTAGCGAACGCTGAGCCATCAAGAGGCCACAAGTAGTGCGCTAAACATCTCGCCTCGATACCGCTGAGGTCCACGCCAACCTGCTTGGTGTTTCCACCTCCCCCGAGGCGGCCAGGTCCAAACAGAGCTCGGCACTCCGGTCCCAGGACTGACCTGACAGCAGGAACCTGGGCCATATTGGGACTGACGTGGGCACAGCGGGCCGTTGCGCAGCCAACAGTAATCACACTGCCGTGAATCCTGTTGTCACGCTCGACGAGTTTCAACCAGGCGTTGTTGCCTGTGCTGAGTTGACCCAAACGTTTTTGCAGCGTAAGGATCTCAACGAAATCCTCAGCTCCAGGGATCTTTGACAGAACCGTTTCATCCACCTTGGGTTTCCCCGATTCGGTGAACTCCTCTGGCTTCCAGCCCAGATGGTTCTGTAACACCCAAGCAATGTGATCCCGAGAGTTTGGATTGAGATCCACGAGGCGACACATAGTTGCATCAGCCACGTACCCTCTGGGGCCGTTGTCTCGCTTAGGAGTAAAGAGCCCTCCGTCAACGAACGGGAACCGTTGTCTCAATCGCTCGTTGAGAATATTCAGTTGTTGGTTGATCTCTAGCTCTAGCTCCAGCGCCCCTTGAACGTTGAAGCCAAAACCAGATCTCTCCTGCAGGGATATGAGTTGCGCAAAACGCATCTCAAGGTCTACGGCACAAGGGATGCTTTCGGCCTTAGGTTGCAACCTGTGCCAAAGCTTAACATTTAGTTCCGTATCGCAGACACATCGATCTGCTAGTTCCTCGGTCAGCTTGCTGAAGTCACTCAGATCAGCGTGGCGTTTGTTGTGACCAAGGCGGAACCCGTAAGCCTCAAGGCTGTGGCGTCCATACAGCTGGATCGGCATCCCCTCCCACTTCTTCTTGAAGTCGATGTCCAAGATGTTGGGATACAGCATCCGGCAAAGGATCAACGTATCGATGACCTTTCCTTTTGGTTTGAAGTCGGGGTACACCTGCTGGATCGCAGGGATGTCGTACTGAATGATGTTGTGCCCGACTAGAACCTCTGCGTTTTCAAGAATCTCCAGCCACTCCTTCGGATCCTTAAGCAGCTGCGTCTGGTTCCCCTTGTGGATGGCGCAGCAATGCACCGTAGTCACATCCCGGGGACGCAGCGCATTCGTCTCCACATCGAACGTTACCGTCGAGGCAGTACGTAAGGCGTCGGCTGTGGCAGTACTCAAAGAAGTCTTCGAGCTTGCTGTAGGAAAGCTGGTGACAGGTGTCATTGGATTTGAAGAAGGACTGGAGATACCTCTTCGCCTTTTCAGTCACAGCAAGCGCTGTAACCTTCAGCGAGTTCATCTCAGAAATGTGAACGTCAAAAGTCGGCTTCAAAAGAATCATCAAACTTGGCGGTTTTATCCGCACCGCTGTTTTTAAACTCCAACATTCTGCCCGTACTTTCGTTGTATTTCACTGTCCCCGCCACTCCACACCAGCCGGTAAAGCGATTCTTGAGCACTCGGACTGTTGTTCCGTGATTGTCGCTTTCAGATTGCTGATCGCGTTCAAGCCCAAGACAGATATCACTAAGTTGGCCGATAGCAGCGCTGCCGCGAAGTTGTGAAAGTGATGTTTGGGCACCGTTCTCGTGGCCTTTGTCGCCTGTAGGTCGGCGTAAGTGTGACACCAAAAGCATCCCGCACCCTGTTTCTTCAACAAAGCTTCGGAGTTTTGTCATCGTTTGATCGATGGCTCTTCTTTCATCACCTTGGTCCAGACCAGAGACAAGTATCGATAGGTGATCAAATACGATCCAGTTGCAACCGCAACCAGTAACCAAATGACGTATACGGTTAAGCAGAACGGTAGGGTCGAGAGAGCCAAAATGGTCGTACAGGTATAACCTGCCCGTTCCAAGAGTTGCTTCAAAAGCGGTTTCGATTTGTCCATCGGTGAAGTGGCCGCGATCAATGTGGATTGGGTAGTCGAGCTCCATGCCAACAAAACGTCGTGCAGTACGTCGAATGTTCTCCTCAAGGGCGACGTAGCCAACAGTTTCGTTCTGTTTGGTAAGTAACTCATAGGCTATTTCTGATACAAAGGTGCTTTTCCCGATCCCCGAACCTGCCGTGATAGTAACAAGTTCCCCTTTCCTGAGACCGTGAAGTTTATCGTTCAGGAACTTGTAGGGATACTCAGCACTGTCTACCTTGGGATCTTCAAGAACAATCTGTAGCAGTTTGCTACCGCTCACAATCCCATCAGGCTCGTACTCAGCAGCAGTCCACACCATCTGCATGATGGCTTTGCTGTCGCCAGCTACAAGAGCCTCGTTGGCATCTTTGTACTTTTCGATCTTGCCGATCTTTCCCACCCGTGGAGGCAGGAGCTGAACGGCTTTCTGAACTGATTTCTGTCCGTGCTCGTCGTTGTCAAAGCACAGGATGACCTCTTCAAACTTCAGAAGCCAATCGAGATTACTCCGAATGGATTTCTCTGCAGAGTCAGCGCCATTCGGTAGCGATACACAGGGCCACGTCTTCCGAACCGCTGCGTAGGAGAGACAATCGTATTCGCCCTCAAAGATAACCAACACCTTGCCACCGTTCCACTTCTCTTGCCCGAGAAACGTATGGTCAGGATTGGATCCGTGTTGGACAAAACTCTTGTTTGGCTTACGAATCTTGTAACCAGTGAGACGACGGTCTTTGTCGTAGATGGGCCAGAAGTAAGCCTCACTGTCGCCATAGGTACCCTTGAAGTACCCGAAAAACTTGCAATCCGATTCAGAGATACCCCGGCTCGGGATTGATTGGTAGGTACCAATGATTGGATCGATCTCATGAGCCTCTGTTTGGACAGGAACAGACATTGGAAACGTGTTGTTGGAAGAGAGATGGTATCCACAACCTGGGGTGAAGCAATGCTGTCCCCCATCGTCGTAGAGAGCAACGTTGTCGCGTGATCCACACTTCGGGCAGCTCAATCGGCTGACAACGCGAGACATAAAAAGACCTCCAAGGGTTGTCCGTCCCCTGGAGGTCCTGTCCTTCAACAACAACGATTGGACTATAGCAAAGTCCAGGACGATGGTATCGAAGGACCCTCACACCAGGGCACATTGTACTTGTCGCACCAGTCGGCGTAGGAGCTTTTCCCGCCTTTGCTGAGCTTTTGATGCGGTTTTTGCAGGACCATTCGGATATCCACATCAGAGTGCTGCTCTTTGAACAGCTTGATGAGTCTCCGATCTTCCTGATCAAAGTAGCCCTTGACCTCAAGGACTATGCCGTTACCAAGAACGAAGTCAGGGGTGTAACTCCTGGGAATCACAAGGTTGTACTTGCGTTGCTCATACTCCCAGTACACCCCGTTCTCCGTCAGATCCTCAGCTACACGACTTTCAAAGCCCGAACGAAAACCGTCAGCTTGGCGTTTGCCGTACTTGTGGAATCGTCGGGCCACTTACTCAAAAGTCAGGATCTTCGCCAGACACAGTAGCAAGTTCTTTCAGATTTGGCTTGCTCTGTTTGAAGCCAGCTTGCTTCTTGAAGACCTTCTCAACGTTGAAGTCTCCACTGTCGCTACCGACGTAGGTCACAGCTTTCAGCACTTGGATGGCTTTAGGGCACAGCCGAAGGCCACCACGGCTCGACTTACGAGGGATCTTGGTGGATTGGCAAGCCACAAGGACCTCAGTGCCCACAGAGAGCTTCAGATCCTTTGCAAGGGGGTTCAGCTCGCTGTCCACCACAGGCAACGGGAACTCACCGTAGATGGGCTTAGCGGTCATCTTGACCAGCAACGAGCCATCTTCATTGGCCTCAAACGGAGGATCAAAGAAGTTCTTCTTGCCGGTCTCATCACGGAACCAAGCACAAGCGTTGTCGTACAGGTCAGACAACTCATCCAACAGATCAGCCCCGTCTTCAACCAGGACCTTGATACGGAAGTCAGAGGGCTCACCTGCGTAGGTAGGCATCTCGTAGAAGTCAGGGACCCACCCTGTCAGCACACCTTGGATTTGCACGGTGTTGTGGCGTCAAAGGACCCCCAGAAGGTACCTGCGGTGCATACGACCAAAGACCTAAGGGTGCCAGCTTTTAAAGTGGCCATTAATGATAGTAAAAACTTAGAACCCTCTTTACTTTTAAAGGGCCTTAAGTTACTTGAGGGTTTTAAGAGGGTTTCTTTTGTTGTTACCCTTTAGTAACTCAAGTAACTTAAGTAACTAAAGTTCCTTTAGATCAATGACATCCCCTGATGAGCCTCTAACCCAAGAGGAGTTTGAAGAACTTTTAAAGAGTCTTAGGGAGAAAAGGGATTTAGACGAAGCAACACAGGATGATTACTACGATCCATCTCTGTGGGACCAGAAGTGATGCCTATTCGTCTTGATAACGGTGTAATCGGTTACGAAATGGCTGATATCCTTGAGTTGCTTGAGTACCCAAGGCAACAACTCAACCAGCCTATTTGTGAACGAGACCGTGATTACTGGGAAGGGTACATGGAAGCGGTGTACGACTTATTCCCGGAGGCACTTGAGGTCGTTAATGAGCTGGAGGGAACTCAAGCTTCTTGAACTCTTCTACTGCATCACCAACAGTTTCATCATCGCTGGTGTCATTAGGCACTGGAACAACTAGGTACACAGACGAAGAACTAGACGCAATGTGCGACAAAGCTCTTCGTGATGAGATCATCAAAGCCTGTGCTTGTGCCTATTGGGAGAACGAGAGGTTCAAAGACTCTCTCATTGACGCCCCAGAGCGCCTACAAGCCGTGTTTGACGTGATCTTGGGGTATACCCACCAGTTTGGGGTCGAAGAGGTCTTACAGAGGCTTGTAGACCCCTCTCCTGTTACGGTTGAGAGTCAGCCTTGAGACCAAGGAAAGTCGTTTGATTCATCATCCTCATACAAAGACTCGAAGTCTCCCTCCTCATTGAGGAAGAAACAACGACCCTCCTTGATCTTTTGGTAGTCCTCTTCCAACAGATCAGCGAATGCACCGACTAACGACTGGCACATCCCTGCTTCTAGCACTGACTTGTGTAGTACGGATTGGGCCTCTACCACTGCAACAACATCATCTAGGTATTCGATCCCGTGCTGCTCATCAATGGGATCACCCTCACACTCCAAGAACTCAAGAGCTTGATTGGCTCGACCTTGTAGCACCCGCATCCGAGCCATCAGTAGCGGTACATACTGAGCAGCCACTTGCTTAAGTGGAGCGTAGAACTTCTCCTTGGCGTTCGTAGGGACCAACATGGGGCTTTAAAGGGTCTTAAAGGGCAATCTAAGGCAGAAAACAGAGCCACCCATGGCCACCCATGGCCGTGATAGTGGTGTGATAGTAGGTGGTACCCATGTACTACTCCAGGTCTAGTTGCTATTGCGACTCATTCTCAACAAGCCCTAACTCATAGTCAATCCGGGTTAGCCCTACTGCTATTGAGAATCGTTTGCAATAACAGTAGACATAAAGAAAGGGGCCTATTAAGGCCCCCTAGTTATCTTGATTTGTAAAGAGCAAAGCCTATAAGAATGTGAGGGATTAGGTAGGGAATAAGTTCTAAGAGTTTCTTTCTAATGCTCTTTAAAAGCGATGACATAGTCCCGGTTATAACGTGAGCAGAGTTTACAAGTTTTACAAGTTGCGCTCTCAGTGTATTGTTCAGGGCAAGGGATAACCTTTACAGGTTCTGTAAGATCTTCAGTCGAGACTATTTGTAAGGGTTGTTTGTTATCCTTAATTGCTCTAACTGCAAACTCAAAAACAGTTGTATTTGTTATAACTACATCACAACCCGTTGCTTTATAAAAGGCTGCATCTTCTATTGTTTCGGTTGAAATATTAATGACAAAGCCAGGTTGTGAGAATCGTTTGATTGAATCAACGTTAGTCTTTCCAAAAGTTTTATCAGTGTGCCAATGAGTATAGGTATAAAGACCTACGTTTGCATTTGTTGTTGCACACTGCAGTTGATCTAGTTTGACTACATCTAGAAGGCCTCCGTTAATTGTTGGTAGGTCGCCAGATACGTTGTGACGGAATAGAGAGCCCGGCTTTAGTTTCTCTATTTGAGAGAGAAAGCTAGGCCAGTCTGTCCCTCTAGTCCCTTTGTTAACCTTTGCCCAGTGCCAAGACTGAGGCCCTTTTTTTGCATAGCAGACGTGATAGAGCCCACAAGTCAAAGGGCAAGAGTCAGCACTGGTAGTAGAAGCTGGTAGGCCTCCTAATTTCTTGTTGCTGCTCTTTGTTGAGAGATGAAAAGTTGTCATGATTAGAAAGGATTGCTCCAGTTGTTAACTTGTTTCTCAGTTAGTAAGTTGTCACGATGCAAAGAATCAACGAAAGCTAACCAGGCCTCACGTTTCATGATCGGATCATGATCGTAGGATCGCCCGACGCATTCTCTGAACTCTGCAATCGCTTGTGCTTTAGTCATGAGAGGTTTCCCAATGGGTCCAACCTTTAGGCGCTTCTAGTTCTTCTTCTTCTTCTTCTTCTGTATCTTCCATAGAGAACCAGGGAGTTTCCCAGTACCAGTAAGAATCCTCTTTCTCTGATTCAATCTTTTGCAGTTGTTGCTCTGCCCACTCGTAGTAGGCATAAAAAGCGGAATCGTTGTGAGGGTTAATCATTAGAAATAAGTAATGACAACGAGAGCAGTAACAGCTAAAAGCACAGTCAAAGGGAGATAAGTGCTACAAGCTGCAACGGTGCAAAGCAGACAGAACGTAAAGAGTTTCATTAGTACAACTCCGCAGGATCGATCTCAAAGCCATCCCCATCAACGGGAACATATCCAAGGGCTTTAATGGTGCCTACTGAGCTAGCTAGTAGCGTCTTTGATTGTGTGAGCTGGCAGAACAGGATCGCTTCTTGGCTGATTGGGTAGGCCCTAGTTCTGCCGTAAGCGCTTTCGAGCTTGTAGGTAATGGTGACCATTGGTTGTTGTTGTTGTTGTTGTGCCAAGCCCTGAGGCCTGACAAGAGACAAGGTAAACGCTAGCCCTAGCCCCTGCCTAGGCCCTGTTAACAACTCTTCACACAATCGTTAGTGGCTGCTGTAAGGCTCTGTAAGGGTCTTGTATTGGCTGCTGAGGGTGATTGTGCTTGTTGAGGGTTTAAAGGGCCTTGTAGGGCCTTCTAGAGGCCTCTAAGGGCCTCCTAGTCGTGGCCTTGTGCGCGTGCATATATGCCCTTAGGTCCCTTTGCAAACTCATAACGAGTCCGCCTTAGGACCCTTAAGACCGACCCCCTTAATGCGAAAAGGTCTCAATAAGGCCCCGCGAAGGCCCCTAAGGGGGTTGGCGCGATCACCGATACTGTTAACTAGTGCTCAAAAATCTGAAGCAAAACCTTTTGACGACCCTACGACCGTAGTTTTCCAAAACTTTTCTTAAGGACCCACCTCAAAATACTTTTACGAAATATCTGTAGTTCGGTAGTACCTAAAAAATAAAAACTACTTCTTAGACCTGTTGTAGCTCTTACTGACCACCCGAAGGTTCTTACGTCCGTTGTTCTTAGGGTTTCCGTCTTTATGGTCTACGTCTTTACCCTTTAGGTCATAGCCAGCCTTAGCGAGCTTTCTACGAGCCTTATTACGGCTACTACGGTTCTCTCGTTGTTCTTTAGAGCCGTGGTAATTGTCGTATTCTTTACGGTAGTTACGGGCCATTAGGACCAATTAAGAGCTTTACCAATAGTAGGTAATTCTTTACAGAAGATCTCTTTTGCTTCTTGAGCAATAGTCATGTGTTCCATTTGAGTCCCGTTTTGAGACCTTAGATCGATGTAATGAATCCAGCTACGAATAGAACCAGCCATATACATCCGAGTTGGAGTGGCAAGAGGAAGAACATCTCTAGCTGTTTCTTTAGCTACACCACTACTAACCATCTCTCGGTACAGATCTGTTGATTCTTCAAACAGCTGTTTAATCCGTCTGTAATAGGTCTGAGTCTTTTCAGAGTTGAGATCATCAATACTGTTTTGTCTGTTGGTTAGATCTTGTCTTCTGAGGTGAGGAACGTGAGGGTATCCAAGCTCTTTGACATCTGCGTATCTCTGAGAGAACTCTTGGAACGAGAACGATCTATGCCTAAGGATCTGAGCAGCAATAGATCTAGTGGTGTTGATCTCTAGGACCATATGACACATCTCAAAGGGAGACCAGTGTTTATGGTTGATGAGATAAGACAGTAATCGTTGATTGTTGTTATTACTTTCTTGATTACTAGGATTGCTAACCCTAGCCATATAGACAATGAGTTCTTCTGCTTTGGGAGTAACCGTAACTAGTTCAACAGTACTCATGGGTACTTAAGGGTCCTTAAGGGCACTTAAGGATAACAACAAAAGAAACCCCTTTAAACCCTTTAGTCCCTTTAAACCCTTAAATCCCTTTAAACCTTTAAGAAGATTCTAAGCACGGCTGTCAATAGCGTATGCCACTTAAGGGGGTGGCTGTTTTTGTCGTATGCCTTTAAAGGGGTGGTTAACCTCTGGCTGTCTTTGGCGTAAACCGTCATGTGGGTTGGACCAAACAAAGAAAAATTTCAGATCCACTTAGAGCTTGACCGCAAGGTGTACTGGAACTTGGTACAAGAAGCAGCAACCAACGAACAACACCCCGAGGAGTACCTAGAAGCGTATCTTGAAACAATGTGGAACTCCGATGAGTCTTTAACGCTCTTTAAAGGCCCCCAGAAGCTTCAGGAAGGCCCCTCTAATCCCTTTTAGGTACTCTGACCCCTAAACAAGATTTTAGGGGCCTTCTAGGGCCTCCTAGAGGTCAAACCAACTAGCACCCCCTGAAGAGGCCATTGCGGCTTTTTGAAGGTCTTCGAGGGTTTTGGCGTATCCAAGGGCATCAACGGAGAGACCCCCTTCACCTTGGATGAACCGTCGTTCTAGCTCCCACTGTTCGGCTAACCGTCTATCCATGGCTTGCTTCTCTGTTTGGGCCATGGACTCCGTAAAGTACTGAACAGCCATCGCCAGAGCGTCAAGACGGTCATCATGTCGAATGCTGTTCTTCTCCTTAGTAATACGGGTGAGCTGGAAGAAGAGCTGGTATTGGGAACGAGTTTCGCTTGGATAGCACTCAGTGGAGGCGAGATCCTTTGTGATTACGTCAGTATCGACCATGAGCCTGTGTTGATTCATGACCGGCTCAAGGGTGTCGATGATCCTGACTTCCTTTTGTTTTGTGTGTCGGACCTCTTCAATAGAGCAGGGGTAAATCGTGCTCAAGTAACGTTTGAGAAGCTCCGAGAACATCCCGAGGCCGAGGTTACTTTCAACCAATATCTCCTTGACCTTGTACTCTTTAGCGATAACAGCGAGCTTTTTAAGATTCGACTCGCTGTAACCTCCCCGAAGGCCTCCGCTCGCCAAGAGGAAGAGGTTACCGTTCAAGTAGGCGACTACTGCGTAACCGAGCTCGTCAGAGCCGCGTCCAGAGGGGTCAACCGCAAGAACGACTCCGGTGTAATCCAGAAACTCGGAGCCAATCTGGGCAGGCTTATAAAACAGATCACCGTGAAGACCAACAGATGGAAGGTCTAGGGCTTTATCGCCGTTAGCCATCCACACGACCTTATCTGGGCCTTTCTCGCGGTTAAGGCGGAACACACAAAGGTCTTTGAGTTTGAGAGGGAACCGTTCCTCGTCACTCAGTGAGATGTCTAGAAGGAACTGAAGGTTGAACGTCGATTTACCAATGGAGATCTGACGGGCTTCTAGTTCCTCCCAATCAAAGCGACGGGGATCGACGGGGTGGCCTGCCAGGCTTTTGTCATCGTCGAGGTCCGCTTGGAGTTTGGGGGCCAGTCGATCTCCGTAGTAGTTCTGACGTTTCTTAGACGTGGGATACAAAGCAGGCCAGATCCGGCAGGAGTAACCAGCTAGCTCAAGCTTTGCGTAAATGCTGTCTTGGGTGTGAGGGGTTCCGAGAAACACGATCTCACCACCAGGCTTGATCACCGAGTCAAACTCTTTGATCGATTCCCGTAGCTTGTCTCGGATCAGCTGGGTTTCACAGGACTGGGGAGTCTCAACGTCATCAGCAACGATGAGATCAGCACGGCTTCCAGTGATTTGACCGAAGATACCGCTTGATCGGACGCTGGGGCTTTGGTCTGGTTTTGCTCCGTAGACATCAAACGCAACCTTGCTAAACCGTTGGGTGTCGCTTGGAAATAGATCTTTGACCATGAACCAGTTCCGAAGCAGGTCATGGCAAAACACACTGAACGCGTCTGCACGGTCTTGAGCTGCAGAGATCACCAGCACCTTAGTGTCTGGATCCCTACGAAGCCTCCACAGCACGTAACCAGCCGTCAGGAAGCTTTTACCGCAGCCCCTGTACGCCATGATGATTCGCCTGTCAGGACCGTTCTGCAGGTAATCCGCGAGCTGGTACTGAACTGGTGTAGGGCTAGGTAGGCGGAGGTAGTGCCAAAGGTGAGTAGCAAAAACAGGAAAACTTTCTACAGCTTCTTGGATCAGCTTCTCTGTTTGCTTACTAGTCCTTGGCATTGTCGTGAGCCCACTTAAATACTTGGCTCAAGTTATTCTGCAGGATCAAATTCATTCTTGTTAACTCAAGCGTCATTTTCTCCAGGTCATCCCTAGAGGCGTTTGGAAGCTCTCGCCGTATCCTCTCTACCCTTAGGGATTGCTCTAAGGAGAGATTGAGATTGGGCATAGGAGGCAGTTCATCCATTGTTCGATGACAAACTCACGCTCCTCACAATAGTCAGGACGACTCTTAAACCACATTCTCCAGTTAGAACTGCCTTTTTCGTGGTTACAACGGCTGCAAGCTGGAACAATGTTGGTAGCTAGATCCTCACCACCTTTGGTTTTGGGGTGAATGTGATCAAGAGTCAACCTTTCGCTTTTAGTGCCGCAGTAGGCACACTTACAACCGAACGCTTCTTTAATCGATTGTCTCCACTGCTTGACCGCTTCTCGTCGCTGTAGCGCTTGGAGGTTAGCCATAGCTGCATCTGGCGTTAAATACACAAAGCCCCCAGATGGCGAGCGAATCACCATACTGGGGGCCTTGGTTGGTACATATAGGGTTTTGTGTCCCTATGCACCAATATAGCTTCTAACCTTCTTGATATCGACTTCTGGCAATGCAGAAATCATTTCAGAGATAGCGCTAACGTCACCACCGTTGAGGGCAGTAATACCTTGGTCCTTGAGGAACTTAATAGCGTTAGCAAGGTCAGAAGCCTTTACGTCGTCACGATTCAGTTGATCAATCAGTTTCGTAGCCACCAAACGGTGTAGCGAATACAGATCGTTTTCTGATGCGAGACCTTCAGTCTTATTTAGAGACTTTTTTGGAGAAGCTGCCATACAAAACACGGAACGTTTTCAACCCCAATTGTACGAGGCTGTTTTCTTTAAGTTTGGATGCACCAACCAGTTCAGACAGAACAAAAGCTAGTGACCACAGTGCTGCTTGCACAGCGGGATCAGTAAAGTCCATGGAAATTAGGACGGGTTCTCAATCAAAATAGCCCACCCAGAGCCTGGACCTTCTACTTCCCATCTTTTGTTCCAGTTCTTTTGGCTATAAACCACCTCTTTACCCTTGCTGTGATTGGTATAGCCTCCACGGACCATATCGGCTTCACCATTAGGGTCGTGATGTATCCAAGCACCAGTTTGATACCCAATAACAACAGAGTAGTGTCCGCCCCCTCTAGGAGCCTCTACAGGGCCTTTGTGTAGCCAACCGACTACAACAGGCCTACCCGCGTCTAACTCGCGTCTGAGGAGCTCTGGGGAGCCGTTCTGAATGAATTTAGCGCGTAGTCCAAAGTAGTCAAGGGCATCGAGCTGCGCTTGGGCGTTGGTTGAGTCTCCGTAGCGCTTTCTGATGCGGTTGTATTCGTCGTCGTTCTTGACCTTTTTGTAATAACGAGCAACCATTGCACAGCTAGAGCTAAAACACTCTCGCCAGCCAGTGCCGCTTTCGTTATCTAATTGATACTCATATGGGACTTTAAGAAACACTCCGTGGTTGTTATTAGGCAGAGTGTTTTTAGGACCAGACCGCCAAAGATCAGAAAACTTTGCCAAGATCCCTTCAGGAACGTGATCCTGTAGGAAATCAAGAGCAAAATTTTGGTGATCTTGGTTGTTGTAGTACTTAGCTACATCACGAAGGGAAATTTCGTCCATTGAGCAGAACCCGATCAAGCTTTGCGTCAATATGCTGCATCTGTTGATCGAGCCTGTCAATCATCGGCATCAGATCGTCCTTCCGAACAAAGTCTCGATGCACAGTAATTTCAACAGTGTCGATACGATGGTCAAGATCTCCTAGTTTGCGAGTAGACCAAGCAAAGAGACCGCCTCCTACAGAAGCAGCACCAAGAACTAAGGAAAGAACGAAAGCTGGGTCCATTAGATTTTGTACTTCTGGCCTACTTTTTGAGCGCCCCTCTTCAAACGAGCACCTGCAGGGGTTTGGGTAAACCTTTCCCAAGCTCGTTTAGATACTGCGTCAGGTTCCTGAGGAGGATCTATTTCGATTGGACGGATTTCAAAGCTAGGACCACCAGCAACCTTGGTGCCTTTGTCCTTCTTCATCCCGTAGCCGCTTTTGCTCTTCATTTCTTAGGAACGCAATTGGGTACAGTTTTACCGCCTTTCTTCTTTTTGCCCACCATCTCGTAACCCTTCCAGCAGGGTCCTTTCTTCTTGTCAGCCATTACTCGCCCCTCATCTTGGTGTTGTAGGTACGACCACGCCAGTTAAAACTCTTCTCACCAGCGTTACGAGCTTTAGAAAACGCTTGGTCAAACGACTCAGCCCGCGTCATGCCCTCTTGAGGGTTTCTAGGGCCTTGCTGAGGCTTATAGTCTCCACGCTTCCGAGCGGCTTCAAGGGTGCCGTCACCAGTGTTGTTAGCAGACAACCCAGCAGCTGCCGCAGCAACGTGAGGAATGAACATAGCCAACCGGCTCAGCATGCCACCACCAGCAGCCCCTGCAGCGGTCCTAGCGGCCCCTGTAGCAGTCACAGTGCCTGGCATATTGGCCCGAGGAAGACGAGCCGTTTGAGTGGGACGAGAGCGGCCACTAGGAGTCCGAGTGCGACCACCTCGCTGAGTAGCACCTTGACCTTCAGGAGCGTAGCGACCCGCGTTACTACGGGTTTGTCCTCCGCGTTTGATTGGCATGGGATTACTTGGTTTTATAACCTTTCTTCATCTTGCCATCTTTTGAAGTGTTGTGCTTGGCAAGTTGCTGAGCCACTTCTGGTTTCTTAGCGTAAAGGTACTTACGCTGTTGTTCTGAGGCAAACGGCATGGAACCTTTAAAACTGTTCTTTACCCAGCTTATTGAATACTTTCTTAATTGGATTATTGATGAGTGGAGAACCGCAAAAACAACTGCAAATTTAAATGAAGAAATACGCAAATACAAAGAAACGACTGAAGAGTTATACCCTCAGCCGCAAATAGAAATTAAGGAAAATGGCGTTTTTGGAGAAAAGGGTTGGTTTATAGAAATCTCCAACCCAGCGTTCAGCGACCCTGACCCCGATAAGCCTTCTGACCCCGTTTAGGTTTGCTGTTTTTGCTAGACCCTTGAGTGGTCTGTTTGGGTTTAGGGGGAAGTTTGACTTTACCCCCACTGATGGTTTTACGCATCGCCTGCAAATTTGCGGTAAGGGGTTTGGGGGTGAACGGGAAAACCGCTCCAATCAATGTCCTTGTCGGATTTAAAGTTAACGTGCCAGCCGTCCATGGGGGTGGGCGGGGTGATCACGTCACCAGTGTCAGGGTCGTAGACGCCATCGTCGTTATAGATGACGCCAACGTCGTCAACTGCCCAATCGTGGGTGTAGTAGGACCACTGCTCTTCACCGTCAACAACACTCAGGACACCGACAGCAGTAGCAGCTTGTTTCCACACATCTTGGGAGGGGAAACGAAG